AATGTGTCATCGGAAGACATAAAATTGGGTATGCCATCGCTTCTATCGCCTCTGATAATGTGTTCTTTCAGAAAGGCTTCTGGTGTATTGGTACGCAAGAACTTCTTACCCATTGGACTATACTGTTCTACATTAGCGAACTTCTGCAATTGCATAAAGTCTTTGTCGCTAGACAGAATCAGAATCTTTTCAGTGGAACTGTTTTTAAGCGGAACACCAAACTTGTACGTCAACGTAGCAATAACGTCATCGGCTTCAGTCTTGTCAACTTGAATCACTTTGTACGGAAAGTATTCTTTGATTTCATCACGCACTTTGTTTAGCGTTTCAAAGATTAGATTCCAATCAAGTGGAGATGCCTCTCTGTCTTTCTTACGACCAGCTTTGTAGTATGGAAAGTAGTCTCTGCGCCAGTATTTCTTGTCATCGCAACAGATAACAATGTCACCATACTCATCTTTGAATTTCATGTTATACATGCGAATGCTATTCAGCACCATATGTCTTACCATGTTTTCATCAATTACGTTTAATGCATTTGAATTTATCTGCATCATCAGGTTTGAAATCATTACCTGATTCAAGTCAATCAAAATCATTTTAGTTATCCAGTTATTACTCTAACAACAATTGTATCAGAGTTGATGCGTCCTGTCAATTCGGCAGGCTTAGTTGTCAATCCATCTAGCAGTTTTTTCAATACAATCTTACCACCATCAAGTACTTGCTTAACAGTCACTTCGGGTTTACGCAAACGTTTGCCAGTGGATGTTTCGGTATTGAAGTTTTGAATTGTCGTACCTTTGATTGTCAAACCTTTTGCATTGTCAGCATTGTACATGCCAAGCAATTTTGTTTTGGTATTGTACAACCACACTTGATTCGCACCAATGATCTTTTCTGGTAGAACACTCTTTAGGTTTAACTCAGCAAAATCTTTCATGTATTGCACTTTAGATGCAATGACACTTGCGGGTTTCTCTTTTACTTTACGTGCTTTACGTGTGGGTTTCTTTTCTGCACCACGATTTGTTTCTGCAACAATCGCATCATAGAATTCTTTGACCTTACGTAATTGCACTTTACTGAAATTAGAATAGCCTTCTTTCACTTCAGCATCGGACGTATTCATAACGTCTTCAAATTCTTTAGAACGTTTAATGAACACTTCACACATTTTCTTTTGCACAACGGAAGATAATTCTTTACTCTTTAGATATGATTCCATGTCTGGTGCAGACTTACATCCGCCAGCAATAAAGTCATCTACAAGTCCTTCAATTTCACCAACTTCTTCGGATGCCTTTTCACGAATTCTATCTTGAATAGAAACAACAGGTGCAGTTGTCGTTGCAACAACTGGTGCTTTTGCTTTTTTGGTTTTCTTTGCAGACTCCATGACAGTCTTAAACTCTTTGACAAAGAAGTTTTTGAATGTGTCGGATGGATCATAGCCCATGCACATCATACGTGCTACCCAACCAAGTTGTACTGGAATGGTGTTGTCGCTAGATGAAACCATTGCAATTTCTTCTTTAGTGCGACCAACACTTGCCATATATTCAAGCAAGAATGTTTTTGCTTGTTTGCTATCACAAAAATAATTATACCAATTCAAAGCACGAATTTCAGCAATCTTAAGATTTCTATCGTCTTGATTGGTCCAAGAAGGTTCTGTGCCAAATGCTTGTGCATCGGCACCAGGATTAATCTTGGAAAATTTCATAATTTATTCACCCAATGTAAATGATACAGATTTAATAGAATCGTAACGGAAAGAACGCCATTCACTTTTCTCTAAGTCAACTACAGAGATAGACTCGTCAGTTGAAGTGGTGCGAACACGTTCGGTTTTCTTTTCGTATGTTGGAATTGCAGACTCTTGCAATGTGCATTTCATAGTACGCATTGTACCATCTTTTTTCAGAAAGTCAACAGTCACAGGACCGTATTTGAGGTGACTAGTCAGCCAGTCACGAAATGCTTTTTGTTCTTTTGGTGTAGTTGTTGAATAATTAAAAGTTGTCATATCAAAGTTCTCCATGTTAAAAATATCTCTCGTTCAATGTCTCTAGTATACTCATAACTTGCTCGGTTGTCAAGTTAGTGTCTTCTACTCGTTCTTCCAGTGGCAAAATATCCCAATTGTCATTCTCTACGTCATACCAAGCATAGATGCAGACTTCCTCTGCGGGTCGATGTTGAATCATTGAACCAAAGATGAATGAAAAACTTTCATGTTCGGGAAATACAAAGTCTTCCTGTGCAGAATCTTTATGAATGAAAATCGCATAAGACTCCATGTTCTTATTGCCACCTTCCTCATACCGATACTCACCATTCTCATCTTCATCTTCTAAGTCACCATAGCCATCAAAGATAATCTTTACTTCTGAAATATCAGAAATATCTCTACCAATTTCTAACTCATCGGGATCTCGCCAAGACACATTCATTAAACTAATAATGATATCATCAAATCGCTTGTAATCATATTCATAATCTGACATAATTTATTCTCGGGTTTCGTTTTGGAATTGTTTTTCCATTTTTACTTCACTATACAAATAATCGTATAGTTCTTTAATACCGCCAATGTATTTTGCATCGTGGTATATGTGAGGAACAAAACTAGTTTCAGGAACTAATATTCTCAATTGGTCTATTGAATAGTCTTGACCCAATATGAATAGTTTATATTGTCGCCTACAGACTGTTAATAGCGTTTCAACTTTATCAGTTGTCCTACTTCCCTCTGCACCATAAACATAATACGTCATGGAACATTGTACACCTGCACATATTCACCTGGTTCATTATTTAAAAATGCAGTTTTAAGTGTACCCTTAAAATCATATGTTACTTGATAGCCTTTGACAACATTATGGTGGGCTTGTTCATTGACAAGTCTACATGTTGGTGTCGAAAGAGGCGGTGTCATGCCCAACATTAAAGTATTAGTTCCTGGTCCTGAATAATGTATCGTGCCATAATCTTTTTGACAATAATTTTTTACAGTCATGTACGGTACCTTTTCTATAATAAGTTTCACAGTTACAACTTTTGCCATATAGTAGCCGTCTTTGGTTGACGAATCTTCTACAAGAGCAACTCCAGCTTGTGCAAAATTACACAAAAACAAAGATGCTATAATACTATGTAGTGTACACGATTTTTTCATATTTTACTCTATAGCATAAACTCTAGTAACTGTTTTAATATTAATTGTATTACCGGGATCGTGATCCAATCTAACTGTGCGAACTTGTCCTTTATATTCAAATGTCACATTGAATGCAATAACATTATAGCGAAACTCTCTGTCACTATATGATACACATTTTTGTTGTTGCGTTTGCACAGGCGCACCTGCACCTTGGATAGTTTCAGTATTGGTACATGACATTCTCGGCACAGAATATGCTTTCATGTTTCCAATTGGATCAACTTTAACAACTCTTGCAATTTCATAACTAACAAATTCATTTGCAAATGCGTTTGTTGCTACAAGCAAAACACCAAAAACAATGCTAATATTTCTCATAAACACTCCTATACGTTACTTTAAACAGTATAACACACCATTTGTGGTATGTCAAAACGTATTTAAAGATGGTTCAAATTCGGCAATCAATTGCCGTTCACGCTGATGAGCAGGTTTACGTCCACGAATCACTTCAAGGACTTCATATTGCCATGCGGCACCAGCTAAATTACGCAATGCATTACACATTGCCCAGTTTTTGTTTTCGCACTTAGCACGACTCACATGTTTTTGCCAACGGATTTTAACCGAACGCACATAGGCCTGACCTTGTGCAACAGTCAGACCAACATATGAATCACCCGTGTCCACGCACGTAACTTTGTACAGTACATGGTTTCGGTCGGATCGTTTCTTTCTCAATGTCATATGACTAGTATACCATAGTAGGACAACAAGTCAAGGGTTATTTTGGCTTTGTTGCAGAAAAACAACAAAATCCCCCTCTGAAACTGCCCCTAAAACCCGATTTATCATAAATAATGGTGAATGAAT